AATTTGATTTCAAAATAATTTGCATGTGATGCGAAGAACTTGACTATAGTAAATGTCTCCAACATTGAGTTCTCAGCGTTCACACCTAATTTCGACACAGTTTCCGTGTCATTCCACATGATCTTGTCTTGAAAGACTCTCATGGAACAACCCTTCCACTTTGATCGCCACTTTAGGCTTATAACCTCTTTGTCTTGAACCATACGGAGGGGACCTTCATATGTTACACTCGCAATAAATAACTTTACTTGACTATCGGACTTCACAGATGGTACAGGTCGGTTTTGAGTATTCGGAATGTGTGCCTCTTGAGTATTAGGACTTGAATGTGGGGAATTAACTTCTCGGCTCGCCTCGTTGTCTGAATCGTCAGACGAATCACGTCCAGCGTCTTGCGCTATATCAAGGTGACTCATCATTTTAAATCCAAATAATGACGACGTGGACCAATGACACGAATGCCTATGAAAACACTTCCTACAATTTCGCTAGAGGCTGAAAGCAACAGATCCATTAATGGTCTGTCTGCCGGTATCGGCCGAATTTGCATAGATAAAGTGTTGTCTGGCACGATAGTGAAGTTCACTTCTTGACCGTAGTTCATATTGTTGCTGATGTGAATGAAACCATTCGGCATCAATGCAGCTTGCTCACACGTCATGCTTGAATACTGTGCGCCGCGTAAGCCAACCATGAACTTGGCCCCGGCAGTAAGGCACGTAAATTTGCCTTTGATGTAAACCAGCTCCAAAGTGCCACATCCTTTGAACTCGTCATGAAGGTACTTGTCAATCGAGTCGGCTTTGTTAAATTTGGAATTAAAACGTAATATGACAATGTCGGGCTCAGGAGCCGTAGTGCCGCCGGGTATAATCGGAACGGGTGCGCTTGGATTCAATATCTCTGTAACCTCATTTGTGAGGCTCATCGTGACGTTCGCCTTTGTGTTTGTTTAAAACCCCCCACTAGTGAAAAGTGCTAGAGCCTGGTGAATGTTTTCCTTCGCTGAAACTGTAACGGCTTCTGTTAGCATTGTCGCCGCTTGTAAATATTGGCGCAATTCTGGGCGCTCCTCTTCAAAAAGATTAAGGGCTGTGCTTTCGGGAACCTCGCCGTTGACTTGGAGACGAGACCAATCAAGGTGCACCTTCACCCCCTCTTTCTTCAAATTGAAGAAAATTCTCACAATAATCTGGTGAGCACTTTGTTCGTCTTCATCCAGCAACTGCAGTAATTCACCCTTGTTGTAATTGAACGCCATGAGATGATAATACCCCTCAGAGGCATTATGGCCGTCCCCATAAGAGAGTTTGGCTAAATACCTCTCAAGGAGTATTATTGGATCTTTGAATAAGTGGCCCCCTTTCACAATGAAAGAGCAGAAATCGCCTCTTGTCGACTGGTAACGCTTGTCGGTGGTTGGATCCATGTGCTCCACACGGAGGTAATCATCCTTCTTGTTCCCGCAAGGCCTTCGCATGACGTCGTCACCGCCACAGGCCATTGGTAGCCCCCTCGGCAAATGGAACATAGCACACTCCCTAGCAGCCGAACTCGTCGTGTTGAGTAAATAAGTCCATATTTCGCCGGAGTCGGTCATGATGGCCATGATCTTACGTCCTAGGACCTTCTCAAACTTTTCTTCACGAAACTTCTCTATGAAAGAAGTTGGTAAACTAAACCAATTCATCAAGTTCTCGAAGAATCGGACGGCCCATCCCTGTACAGCTTGATCC